TCAAGTCCGACAGGCTGCTAGGCGCTCTAAACTTGCGGTGCCTAAGGCATCGGCGTGGCGGTAGCCGAAGCCATAGGCGATGCCCGCACCCGCTGCGCCGCTCACAAGGCAGGCCAGCAGTGCCAGGGTGAGACCGGACGGTAGTGGTGTGCTCAAGCGCTCAAGCATGGCGGCGTGCTCGGCGCTTGTTGCGGGCTTTACGGGCAGCGCGACGAGCAGCTGCGATACCCGTCTTGCCAGGGCGCACCTGGGGCCAGAGCTGCAGGTAGCGAGCACTGGGTACCCAAAGACGCGGGCCACTAAACCAAGAGGAGATGACCGCCAAAGCGCGGCCCAGGATCAGGCGCATCATTGCGGCGGCTCCTGTTCCGGCCCCTGCTTGACCAGGCGGGCGATAAACAGCAAGCCGGCCAGCACACTGTTGAGGGTGGCGTAGGCAGTCGGGGACAGTTGCGCTTGCCAGATTGGCAGCAGTGTGACCTGCAGGAAGCCAAACAGGGCGATCAGCGCCGCCAGCTGCACGCTGTAGAAGGTGTGGCAACGACGCCACTCGGCGATCAGCTTCATGCCGCCACCGCCTTGCCGTGCTGTACACCGGGCACGATGCCAGCCAAGGCCAGGCCATCAACGATGATTGACTCGCCATACCAAGCACCGCCCGGCAGTGGGCCTGGGCCGTTCTCATGACGGATGATGGCCAGCACCAGGGTGCGCATCGTTTCGTAGCGGTAGACGTCGATGGTCTCGTCGTCGGGGCCCACGCCCATTGCGCTGGCTACAGCCTTGGCATAAGCGTTGGTGTCGTTTTCAATGGCTGGGGCCCAGCGTTCGATGAACTCGCGCACGGTATCGATGCGGCTGCCGTCTTTGGCGCGGCGCTTATCTTGGTAAGTGATCAAAACCCGAGCGATGGCACGGACACCCCAACGAGGGCCGTTGAACACAACAAAGCGTGGATCGGCACTCTGGTCAGTCGCCTGGCCCTGCCAGCGCACACCAGCCACACGGTCGATGTTGCCAGGGTTGAAGTTGCGGATACCGCGAGGCTGATTTTGTAAACGGTCGGGTCGCATAGCACCTCCTGCTGCTGGGCGCTCAGGAAGACCGAGCGCCAGAAACGAACACGCCGCCATAATCGGCGGCGTGTTGCTGGAGAGCTTTTAATCCGGTTTAAAGAGGAGTCTTAGATGATCCCGCTGCAGAATCGAGCTGCGTGTTTGGCATTGCTATCGTCAGTGCAGTATTCCCGCACGATAGATGCACCGGCCGGATTCAAGAACTCGATATTGTCCATCAGCTCCAGGAGATCCCAGTTAGTGAACTGGCCTGTTTCATAGTTCACCTTTTTGACCTCATCCATCTTGAACGCCAGCTGGATGACAGGTGAGTCCTTTTCATTGCCATACTTATCAACCAACTTACCGTTAAGCGTAAACGCAACTACATCAGGGTTTTGCTCAGGGAAGTACTTGATCAGTTTTGGCAATATCCTGTTCGCTTCGTCGGATGCCATAAAGAAAAAAGACGCCCCGTCGTAGCCCATTTTGGAGTCCAGGCTAAACACCAACGCACTCACCCCATCCAGTTGGGTTGTGGACACGCTGCTGATATGTCGATTGATCTCTTCTAGCGTTTTTGGTGGCGCGTCGCCACAGCCTGAAAGGGCTGAGATGGCCATGACAGCAAAAGCGAGATTCCATTTTTTCATGCTGATACTCCTTTCAATCAAAACCAAAGACCGCCAACAAGCAGCCCAAATATAAAAAGGCCCGCTGCATTCCAGCGGTAGGTGATCAGAAACTCCCTCAGCTCCAACTTCGAAACCGTGGGCGAGGCTGAACTTGTCACAACTGGCTTGGCCTCGAACTGCAAGATGAACTCCAGCGCCTTGGGTAGTTCAGCGCGCTTGAGCAGGCTGAGCTGGGTACGCCCGAAGGTCAGCTCACAGAAATTGCTCAACGCATGCCGAGCATCTTTTTCGTCAGCCGCCCGCAGGATTTTGGAGATCAGTCTCTTCCTATCGGCCTCTTCCTGCAGGCGTTCAAGACGCGCCTGGATAACCCCCCTGGCCTGGACAAACTGGGTCGCGGTGACCTCGTCAAGACCTGTCACGCTGAGCTGGGTATGCACCTCACGCCACACATCACGCGGGTCATCGCCAAGCTCTTCGCACTGGGCACGTAGCTGGTGCAACTCCTTGCGCTGGGCCGGCAGCAAGGCACGCTCGTCCACCCGCTCACCGATGGTGAACTGAGTGCCGAAATTGATGTTGCCACTGTTGGCTTTGATCTTGATGCCAGGCTTGTTGGCAGGCAGCTCAGCACTGGGCTGAGTCTCGAAGTTGAACTCGAAGTAGTCGCGCCCCGCGACCCTGTTTTGCTCGTCATCTACCTCAATGTCATTGTCGCTCACGAACTGCTCCTTACTCGTGATAGTCCCTGCCTGCTGTTTTATTTCCCGAACCACTTACCACAACGCCACCGCCACTTTTGGCTGGTTTCTTTGCTACATCCACTGTCAGCAGGGAGGCGAGCAGCTGCTTTTTCTTGGTTGCATTGAGACCACGGTACGCATCGAGCAACAGCTGCTCGTCGGCCGGCAAATCGGGCGACGTCGCCCGATTTGACTGATCAGTCACCTCTTGGTTATTGCCAGTAAGTATGTAGAGCACATCAATACCTGCAGTCGCGATTGCGGCCAGATACGCAGCGCTTGGCATTTGCAAACCCTTCTCGTACCTCGCCTGTGATTGCCGAGTTGTTCCAGGCACACCAGCCGCCGCCGCAATTGCAGCGATTTCGGATTGCGACTTCCCCAGAGCTTCACGCTCTTCACGCAGGCGCGCACCGATGTCTATGAAAAGTTCCATTCGCACCCTTGACAGTGGAGCTTATAAGTTCCAATATTGCCCGCACACCACAGCGCAACACCTCATCTAGCCACGAAGAGAAACGCCATGAACCCTGTCGCATCAAGCCCGCACTCAGTCATCGCTCAAGCGTTAGTGCTTGAGTCCACCCGCCGCGATGGTCGGCAACTGTTAACCATTCGATCCGCTAACGCTTTGCTCGGCTTACTTGCTCTACCGACTCGTGAGCCGCTTGCTGCGGGTCAACACCTGGCCACACACCCTGCAAGCCAAACAGGCGGTTCAGAATTTTGCCCGGCTCATACAGGCCAGGCCCTTGTGACGTTTCAGGGTGGGCACTCAGCTCTTCATAGCGCCGATCTGCGTGCTGCAACAGCTGCTGCACCTTCTCAACCTCGGGGTGCCCACGCAGCAGAAACGGCAACACGTCAGCCAACACTCGATGTACGCCAGCAGCCCAGTCATCCACTGCTTCGACCTTGGCACGGAGTTCGGCAATTTCTTGCCGCAATGCTTGCTCGCTCATAAACCTGCCCTCATCAGATAACCGCAATTTACCACATGGAATAGCTCCCCATGAAAAGCCAATACACGCTCGACACGGCTCCACTGCCGTACCCGCAAACGACGGAGAGCGCCAATGCCTGGTTTATCCGCCATGGCATTTGCAAAACCCATTGGGCCCAGGCCCAAGGCATCAACCGGATGATTCTGGTTGACCTATTGCGTGGCCGGCTCAAGGGCCTGCGCGGCGAGGCGCACCACGCGGCCATCGCCCTAGGGTTAAAGGCCGACCCGGCTAAAGCCAGCCAAGCCAACGCAGCCTGAGGTGCACCATGGTTGCCGATAACCCCAACTATCCGATCCCGCCGCGCCGCTCTGGTTCTAACTCCTGGAAACCAGCCGACTCAGAGACCCACAACGAACTGGGTTTGCCTTATCAAGCCCCACGGATCGGTACCGACCTCTCTGCCACCGCTCGTGCGCGGCGTACGGCCACCCATACCCCGCTGGGGGATACAGAGGCTGCCGCTATTAGCCAGCACATCCTGGAAAGCGCTCGTCAACGCCGCGCAGTACCTCAGCCAGTGTCATTAGGCTGTGCTGCCATTGCGCCTCCGGGCGAGCCAGGCACAGCGCATCCAGGTCGTTGCACAGTTCATCAATGTGCAACTGCTGCCCCTCGGCCAGGTAGCGCACCAGCGCAACAAACGCCGTGCGGTTGGCATCTGTTTCGATCTCGTGTTGCTCGCGCAGTGCGGCGATTTCTTGTCGCAGTTCGTGCTCGCTCATAAGTCACCTCGTGTGAAAGACGGGGCCAGATTGGCCCACGGGTAACGCCGTTGCCAATGTGCAAACCCGCTTTTTGTTTGGAAACCGCTTTTAGGAGGCCGTGCCAATGAGCAAGCGCCGTTGGAAATCCCTGCAGCCCACCTCGCTGCGCCATGGCATGGAGCTGTGCAAAGAATTCGCTCGGGTAGAACGCAACCTGAGTGTGGAGGGCATCGCGACCGAAGCCGGCCTGGTGGATCACTGGACGCTCTACAAGTACTTCCAGAATGGCCGCATGCCGCTGGCGTTGCTGCGCCCGTTCGAGCGGGCCTGCGGTGCTGATTACATCACCCGTTGGATAGCCGCGAGCAACGGCAAGCTGTTGATTGACATGCCCCGAGGGCGGAGCGCCAGCCCGCAGGACATGCAGGCGCTGCAGGAAATCCTTACCGAAACAACCGGCGCGCTGCTGGCCTTTTACGCCGGCAAGCACGATGCACCGGACACCCTGGCCGCTCTGCAGAACGCGCTAGAAGAGTTGGCCTGGCACCGCGCCAATGTGCAGCTGCATGCCACGCCACAACTGGACCTGGGAGAGCAGCCATGAATGCCGAACAACGCTTTGAACATGCTCGGATCGTGATCTCGAAGTGGCACTACGCAACTGCGCACATCGACTTCGACCGCCTTCGTTTGGTACTCGCAACTGTTCACTACGCATTTCAGCGCGCTAGCACCCCTGAGGAAATGCGCGCCGTACTGAAGCAGGAAACCGGTAACCCGGTGTACCACCCCGATGTGGATCAGTTTATCGAAAACCTGTTCACCGAACTCTCGGTTGCTGACCAGATGATTGAGGAGTTGCAACTGGGAGAACAGCCATGAGCCCGGAAACTCTCGCGCTGGTGATGAAAGTGCATGAAGCCTTGGAGCCTTTCGGGGGTTACACGGAATGGTGGAACGGCCCCACGCAGATCAAGTTCTCCCAGCGCGTACAAGCCTTGGGCAAGCCGATCTGCGATGTGACCGTCGGCGAGTTGCAGGACATCGCCGCAGCGGTCGCCGATGAGATGAAGGACTACCTCTACCAGGGGATCTATTCATGAGCCGCACCTTTACCTCGGCCACCCGTGTGTTGCGGGCGCTCAAGGCGCTCAAGGGCAATGCTTTGCATGGCCTTTCCAACACCGAGCTGGCCCAGCTGACCGGCGACAGCCCAAGCAACATCACCCGCGCCATGCAAACGCTGATTGACGAGGGCCTGGCGGTAAAGCTGGACACCGGGCGTTTTGCCCCCGGCATGGCCCTGCTGCAGATCGCCCAAGCGCATGCCGAAGAGATGGCGCGCATGCAGGGCCGCATCAACGAAATCAATCAACGGGTGCTGGCAGGCACCCGCTACTAATAGAAGAAGGAACCGACCATGGGACGTACCGCAAACAAGGGTGTGGCACCTATTGAACTGCAACCGCTGGACGGCGAGACGCTGCTGGCCACGCAAAACCGCATGGCCGTGCTGCACACCGAGCAGGAAGCCTCGGTACGGGCATTGGCCGTGCAACTGGGCTACCAGCTGCCCGCCGACTGCACCGACCCCGACCTGATTCAACGTGATATCGCCGCCAATATGCGCCGCAGTGTGGAGGCCTGCCTGGAGGTGGGGCGCGGGCTGTCGGTACTCAAGATCGCCTGTGAGCACGGGCAGTTCATGGCCCGTCTGGATGTATTGGGTATTGAAGAGCGTGTTGCCCGCCGCTTTATGCAAACCGCCGCCAAGTTTGCCAGTCGCTCTACGCCGATGCTCAAGGCCATCGGCAGCCAGAGCAAGCTGTTCGAGTTGCTGCTCCTTGACGACGAGCAGATCGATGAGCTGGAGCTGAGCGGCCAAACCGGAGAGCTGAGCCTGGATGACGTCGCCAGCATGAGCGTCAAGGAACTGCGCGCCGCCCTACGTGAGACCCGAGACAGCTACAGCGCCCAGGGTGAGGTGATGGCGCGCAAGAACCGCGAGCTGGATGAAACCCGCCAGACCCTGGAGAAAACCAGACGCCAGGTGGTGGCAATGACTCCTGATGAACGCGCCAAGGCGCTGCGCCAAGAGGTTGCAGCGCTGGCCTATGAGGCCGAGACGGACATCACCGGCAAGTTGCGCGAGGGCTTCAGCAAGCTGGCCGAGCATGCCGAGGAGCATGGTGTGGATCACCGCAGCTTCAAGGCCACTCTGGTGCGCCAGCTGGAAGGCCTGCTGGCGTCCATTCGCAGCGAGTTCCACATGCCTGAGGACATGGACGGCGCACCGGACTGGCTGACGGCCGATGTCGATACGCTTCTCGGCGAGCATCAGGGAGCCTAAGCCATGAGCGCCGTGATTACTCAACGCCTCGTCGACCTGGACCGCCAGCTGCAATCCGCAGCCCACGGCCAGGGCACGACGCTGTGCAAAAGCACGGCGCAGGAGCTGGGCATGTCCTTGGCCACGCTCTATCGCAAATTGAAGGAGGTGCGTGTGAGTGCTCCGCGTAAGCGCCGTGCCGACGCAGGCCAGAGCGCGCTCAGCCGTGAGGAGGCGCTGACTATCAGCGCCGCACTCATGGAGTCGGCCCGCCGCAATGAGAAGCGCCTGTATGCCCTGGGCGATGCTGTAGAGGCGCTACGTGGCAGTGGCATGATCCGCGCAGAAGCGCTGGACAAGAAAACCGGCGAGCTGCGCCCGCTGTCGCTCAGCTCTATCGCCAGAGGGCTGTACAACTACCGCCTGCACCCGGACCAGCTGTTGGCCCCAGCCCCGGTCACTGAGCTGGCCAGCTTGCATCCGAACCATGTCTGGCAGATCGACGCTTCGATTTGCGTCCTTTATTACCTCAAGCCCAGTGCGGACACCCGCGCCAATGGCCTGCGGGTAATGGATCAGGACACGTTCTACAAGAACAAGCCGAAGAACCTGGCGCGCATTGCGGCAGACCGGGTGTGGTCGTATGAAATTACCGATCACACCAGCGGCTGGATCTACCTGGAATACGTGATGGGCGCTGAGTCTGGCGAGAACATGACCAGCGTGCTGATCAATGCCATGCAGGAGCGTGGTGGCGCTGATGTGCTGCACGGTAAGCCGTCCATTTTGATGATGGACCCAGGCTCTGCCAACACCGGTGGGCTGGCAAAGAACCTGTGCCGCTCGCTGGGCATCCAGATGATTGTGCATGCACCAGGTGCTGCTCGGGTAACCGGCCAGGTGGAGAACGCGCGAAATATCATTGAGTGCAAGTTCGAAGCGGGCCTGCGCTTTCAGCCGGTGGCCGACCTGGCAGAGCTGAACGCTCTGGCCAAGAAGTGGCGTAGCCATTTCAACGCTACAGCGGTGCATTCGCGTTATGGCAAAAGCCGCACAGCCATGTGGCTGAGCATCCGCCAGGATCAACTGATCAAGGTGCCAAGCGTTGAGGTGTGCCGCCAGTTGGCGGTAGCCGAGCCGGAGAGCCGCAAGGTCAACAGCAAGCTGCGCGTTAGCTTTCTGGGCACTGAGTACGACGTGTCGTCGGTGCCGGGCGTGATGGTTGGCGAAAAGGTGCTTGTCACCCGCAACCCTTGGCGCGACGACGCTGCCCAGGTAGTGAGCGTGGATGCCCAGGGGCACGAGGTGTACTACGTGGTGCCTGTGGTTACACGCAACGAGTATGGCTTCGATGTCTTGGCCCCTGTGGTCGGCGAAGCATTCAAGCGCCACGCGGAAACCCCGGCCCAGGTAGCGCGTAAGGAAGCCGCCAAGTTGGCCATGGGCGTGGACACCCAGGAAGATTTGGATGCCGCGCGCAAGGCCAAGGCCATCCCCTTTGGTGGCCAACTCAAGCCTTACCAGCACATCGACGATGCACAGTTGCCGACCTATCTGCCAAAGCGCGGCACAGATCTGAACGTCAATCTACCGACCATCGAACTGCAGCCTATGACCCATGTCGCAGCCGCGAAGCTGCTGCGCCCCCGCGTACCAGCCTGGTCGGCAGAGTCTATGGTCTGGCTGAAATCCAACTACCCGAACGGTGTGCCTGAGGCTGACCTGGACAGCATCGCCACCGCCCTTAACAAACCCACGCGCCCAGGGCTGCGCGTGGTTGGAGGTGAATGATGCTGAAGCTGAAAAACACGCTAGCAGAGCTTGATCAGCGGCAAATGGCACTGGCCAAACACCTGGGTGTGAGTTCGGCCACTGTTTCCCTGCTGATCAACCACAAGCAGTGGCCGCGAACCATCGACCCAGCAGATCTGCGCACTCGCGTTGAGGGCTTCCTCAAGCAGAGCGGCGCTGACGATATTGCGGTGAATACCGCATTTGAAGAGGTGGAGCCTGAGCGCGCCAACGCCCAGGCCCCTGCAAACCCAACCAAAAAATCCAAATCCGACCAGGAGTGCGAACCTATGTTGCTACGTAAACAGGTGTTACTACCAGACACTAAACGTGCTTTCGGCATATTCCGAGACCCGTTCGAGGATCTGCAGTGCGCTGAAGACATGTACGTGAGCCCGGATATTCGCTACATCCGTGAGTCCATGTATCAAGCGGCCAGACACGATGGCTTCTTGGCCATCATCGGCGAGTCCGGCGCAGGCAAAAGTACTTTGCGCCGGGATTTGATCAACCGCCTGCGTACTGAAGATGCGCCGGTCATTGTGATTGAGCCCTACGTACTGGCGATGGAAGACCGGGGGGACGAGGGCAAGGCCCTGAAAACGCCGCACATTGCTGAGGCCATCGTAGACACCATCACGCCTCTGGAACGGCCAAAGTCCAACCCTGAGGCCCGCTTCCGGCAAATGCACCGGGCACTTAAAAACAGCTATGAGAGTGGCTATCGGCACGTGCTGATCATTGAGGAGGCGCACAGCCTGCCTATCGCGACCCTCAAGCACCTCAAGCGCCTGCGCGAACTGGAGTCTGGTTTTACCAAGCTGCTCAGCATCATCCTGATCGGCCAGCCTGAGTTGAAAGTAAAATTGAGCGAGCGCAATGCCGAGGTGCGTGAGGTAGTGCAGCGCATTGAAGTGGCTGAATTGCAGCCTGTGACTGCCGCCAGACTCGACGACTTCCTGACATTCCGTCTCGGCCGTGCCGGAAAAAAGCTTGATGACGTTATTAGCGCCAAGGGGATTGAGGCTCTGGCGGAGCGTTTGACAGCCACCAGCCGTGATCGCCTGCAGAGCCTGCTGTACCCGCTTGCTATCGGCAACATGATGGTTGCAGCAATGAACCTGGCCGCTCGCGTCGGCGAGTCTCTTGTCACTGACGAAATCGTTCGGGAGGTGTGACATGAGCATCACTATCGCAATGCTTATGGAACAGGTTCAGGTGTACGCCTCGGCCTGGAGCCTTGTCGGCGGACAGTTTGACCAGGGCAACCAGTTGCAGGTGGCCAATGATGAAAAAGACCGTCTGGAGGACATGCTCGAACTGTTCGAGGAACAGATCGACGCAAATGCTGCACCCGGCAACTTTCGTGCGATCGCCGAAGGGCTGATCCAGTGGCACCAGAACAAGCTGAGCAACTTCGACACGGTACTCAGCGCGCCAAAAGATACCGAGATACGTATCGGCTCCGGTGATGATCCGTTGATTCTGAGTGGTGAGCAGCTCAAGGGCGCTCGTATCGGTTTGATGATTGCGCGTGAGTGGATAGAGAAGTTCCCCCTGAGCATCACGCCCAGCGCTCCAACCGATGAGGAGGAATGACATGGTCTGCCTTCAGCTACTACCACCACCTGTTCAGCGGCCAATGAGCATCACTGCGCCTGAGTTCCTGCCGAAGCTGGCTGAGTTCAACGAACTAACCCGCGCCGTGCGTGATGCCGACCTGCAGATCACCGCGATGTCTTTCCTGGACAACACCATCACCATCAGCCCTGACAGTGTTGAGTTACTGGCCCGTCGCTTCGGCCACGAAGTACGCGGCCAGCGGCACCGCACCCAAGGCCGTTTCACCCGCAATGCGGTGACCATTCGTGGCGTCGACGTGGTGTGGTTCTCCCTGGTGAAGGAGCAGAACCGATGAACTACGACCCGAACCTGACCCTTTGTGGCCGCATGGCCACTCAGACTGTCCGACTTACGTTCGGTATTTGGGAATACCGGGCCGTCATGGAAGTTGAGGTCGGTGGCAACTGCACTGGGATGACGGTGATTGATTGCGCAGTTGGCATCGCCTACCAGGAGTTGGAGCAGCGCGGTATCTATGGCAGCAGCGAAACCTATGCCGTCATCAACATGCCGAGCCTGACTGATCCTGAGCAGATCATGGAGTGTGGCGATGATGATCCGGCCTGTCCCCAGGGTGAGTACTGGCTGAAGAACATGCTGATCGCCGCTGAAATCATCGCTATTCACCCCAAGGAGCCGAACCATGACTGATACCAACCAACCTCCGGTACCGGCCGGCTATGTGCGCAACGGTGCAGGCCACCTGGTACCTGAACACCAGGTGCGTGAGCACGACAAACTGCGTGACCAGGTTGCACTGGAACTCTCGAGAATGGCCCTGAGCATCAATACGCTGCTGGTCGACTTCAAGAAGAAAGCCTTGGCCGATATCGACGATCTGATTGCCATCTCGCATGAGCGCTACGGCGTGACCATCGGCGGTAAGAAGGGCAACGCCTCAATCACCACCTATGACGGCCGCTTCAAGGTTGAACGCCAGATGGCCGAGCGGTTGACCTTCACTGAAGAGATCCTCGCTGCCAAGGAACTGATCGACCGTTGCATACGCAAATGGAGCGAGGGTGCCGACCAGCACTTGCGCGTGCTGGTCGACCGCGCATTCCGCGCCAACAAACAGGGCCAGATCAAAACCGGCGACGTGCTCAGCCTGCTGCGTATCGAGATCGACGATCCCGACTGGAAGCTCGCTATGGAGGCCCTGAAGGACTCCATCCAGGTTAACGGTACCGCCATCTACATCCGCGTCTACCAACGTGTCGGGGACACCGAACGTTACGACCCCATCAACCTGAACATTGCGGCGGTGTGACTATGAAAGCTGCGCCTTCCAACCCGAACCGGGTTCGCCTGATCAAGCTGATCCACGTTGCTCGTCGCGAGCTGCATATGGATGACGATACCTACCGCTTGATGCTGGCCGGAATGAAGGGCTTGGACGGCGCAACGTCCACCGCTGATTTGAGCGTTCCAAACCTGCTGCGGGTTTTGGAACAGCTCAAGCAGAAGGGGTTCAAGGTTCGTCCAAACACAAAAGCCAAGCGCTCACTGGCCGACGACGAGCAGTCGAAGAAGATCCGCGCGCTCTGGCTGACCCTGCATGACATGGGCGCTGTCCGAGATCCTTCAGAGGAAGCCTTGGCCAAGTATGTTCTGCGCATGACGAAGGTGGCGGCATTGCAGTGGCTTACCGCCGCTCAGGCCAGCCAGGTAATTGAGAACCTTAAACAATGGATGGGGAGAGTCCAACAATGAGCACAATGCGCGGTACCGACTTGCTGAGTGAAGCGGTCGATCCTATTGCGAGAGCGCTGCAGGAAAGCCTGGGGGTAAGTGCCGAGCTGGCTGAGGCGGCGAGCGTCGAGGTCACCATGCTCTTCGCTCACCTCTGGGGAGGCCAGGTTGTCTACATCCCTAAAGGGGTCAGCATCCAAGCCTCTAAGCTGCACCAGCAGATATTCGACGACTGGTCTGGCCGTAACCACCATGAGGTGGCAACCAAGCACGGCGTATCGGTTCAGTACGTTTACCGGGTGGTTAAACGTATGCGGGCGTTGATCATCGCCCGCGACCAGCACGACTTGTTCGCACCACCACCCGACCCTGAGATTGATTGA